TAGCTTGAACCTAGAGCGAAGCTAGAGAAAACGCAAAAAAAAGCCAGCACAAAGCTGACTCCTTTATGAATTATTCCTTAAAACTATTGTATCATAAAGGAGGCTAAGGTATGACACCAGAGCAGGTAAAAGAAAAACTAGAGGGCGTCAAGTGGATAAACAAGGAGATCAAAGGCTTATATTTGGAATTGGAAGCCTTGGAAGGTGGTATTATCCAAAAGCCAACACTAAGCCATAGCAGGGTGCAGACAAGCAGAGAGAACAAGACAGAGAACAATCTTATAAGTGTTCTGAAGCTAAAAGAGGACACTTTACAGAGAATTGAGCGACTTACTGAAGAGAGAATGGAAATATCTAGGCTGATCGATAAGCTGGCCAATCCGTTTGAGCGTTCTGTTCTAAGGCTTTTTTACTTGAATGATCTTGATGTTTGGGGAGTTGCTGAGGAAATAGGTAAATCTAAAGCTTCGATATATCGGGCAAAGAAGGCAGCTATAGAACATTTGGCAGGTATGGTAAATGGGGATTGATTTAACCTTGCCTGACCACAGAATTAGGAGTGTATGGGGAGCCCTAGGCTTCATATTTACCCCTATTTCGCTTTGTTTTGGACTGGACGACTAAAAACACCATGGATAAACTAAAAGCCCTTAGAAACGAATCTGGGGGGGTGTGAGATAAAAAAAGAAGCATGACTCTCCCACAGCTCTAAGGCTTTTTGGGCGGGAAAACCATGCTTCTTTCTTGACTTAATTATACATCTTCTTGATTTTAAAATCAAATAAAGGTGACCCACCGCCTCCACAGCAAGCTGCTTCATGGACGTTAGACCACCTTTACCTTAACTTAATTATAACTCAAAAAAATTTCTAGTACAAGTATAATCCGAGGTTAGAAATTATAAAAAAAGAGAGCACACACCCCCCACAGCCGAAGCCTTTAATGTAGGAGGTAGTAGCTCTCATTACTTAGATTATAACCTAAAAAACTAACTGACGCAAGAATTAAGGGTATACCCTTTTGGGTAGTCGAAACAGTAAAAGGAACTGACTTAGGCGCCGACCTTAAATAGGTCATTGGGTGCCAAACCAGTTCCTTTATTAATTCAATTATAACTCATTTTGACTTAAAAAACAAATAGAGACGTCCCACTTCCTACCGCAGAAAGATCTGTTTCAAGGGGAAATGGAAAACCTCTATTCGTTAATTTAATTATATCCTAAAAAACTTTTAGATACAAGGATATTGTAAAAGTAAAAGCCAGTTATGGTATAATTGATACAGAAAAAGTTTATACAAAACCTTTGATGGAGAACAATGAATGAAGTATTCAAACGTTATTTTAGACATGCTAGAGCAAGCTGTCAATGGTCAGATTGATAATTTTGGGGATTTCTCCTTCAAGTTTAACGCCCTTTTCGGAGAAGATGAAGACTTTGCCGAGGCTTGGGACAATGAAAACCCTGAAATGTTTGACGCTCTCAATGACTTTGAGCTGATGATGTTCTTAGAGGAACATGACCCAAGTGATAAGCAAGGATTTATCAATTTCCTAACGCCATACTATGAACAGGTAAAACAGTTAGTAAACCATAGCGCTTAGAACAATCTAGGCCTTAGACAGAAAAGTAAAATAAAAGCACCTTTGACAGGTGCAATTTACTTGCTTACTGAACTCATCAATTTAAGTCCCCTTTTTGTTACCCTTTATGTTTTCTCAGCTTATTTAAATTTAATAGTTTTTGAAAAAATCAAGTTAGATATAGAGCAGGCTTAGACCTACTTTTCTCTATCTAAATCTAGCAAGATAACAAAATGTTGTAATATTTTATTAAATAAGATAGGCTGTAAAGCCTTGAAACTAAGCACTTTAGGCCTCTATCCTAGAGTGCTTTTTTTGATTTTACTACCCTTTTAGTTACCCATAACTAATTTTAGGTATAGTAATAGGGTAGCCCAAAAATGGGGCACCCTTATTATTTATAAATTGCTGATAGCTACCTCAAAGATTGAGACGGCTTTTTTAGCTCCCTCTTTGGTAGCATGGACATAAGTATTCAAGGTCATTGAGATATTAGAGTGGCCTAGCCTATACTGTAAATCTTTCGCCTCTATGCCAGCGTATAGCATGATTGTAGCGTGAGTATGTCTGAAACCATGGAAACTAATATCAGGGACACCAGCAGCCTTAAAGTGACCTTGTAGCCTCTTTCTTAGTAGGCAAGCATAGGCGTATTTTGTGGTAAAGGGGGTAAAGACAATTCCCTCAGATCGTCCTAGTTGCCATGACTGGACTTGTTGACGTTTTTTATACTGTTTGAGTAGGGAAACTGTAGCCTTGTCTATGTCAATCTCTCTTAGACCTGCTTTAGACTTAGGTGTATTTGTTTCCTGGTATCTATTCAGAGTCTTAGAAATGCTGATAATGCCTTTTTTAAGGTCAATATCAGACCACTCAAGAGCTAAAGCCTCTCCTATACGGCAACCAGTAGCGAGTAAGGTTTTATAAAGGACGTAGTCAAAGAAATTTTCATAGCTAGACTGATCCAAATCTTCCAGGTAGTCTAAAAACTGTTTTAGTTCCTGGTTGCTGAAAAACTTTACCTTATGCTCCTTATTTTGTTGCTTACGTGGGATAATGACATCACGCGCAGGGTTATGCCGGATCACTTGCATAGTCACTCCATACTGGAGAATACGACGGTTTATATTGTTTAGAAAGCTATAGTTTGCGTATGCCCCTTTTTCGCCCTTATTAGCCTTGTCAGCCCACTTATTGACTTGTTGCTGGATAATAGGAGTAGTGAGCTTGTCTAGCTTGTAATCGCCGAATACAGGCAAAATATGAAGCCTTACAATCCCCTCCATGGATTGCTGGGAGTTTGGCTTGATTGTATTCTTGTAACTCTCCCACCATAAAGCGACCAGTTCCCTATAGGTTGTAATGGTCGGTTTTTCCTTTACGCTATATCCATTAGCTGCAAAAGCATTGACAGCCTCCCTGGCTTTGATTTTTACGCCCTTTTTAGTGTTGGCCGTGACTGTTGTCCTAGCCTTTTTCCCTGTAAGTTTATCAACGCCTAAATAAACACTTGAGCGGTACACTGTAGCACCGTTTTTCTTTTTGTATTCTGTAATATTCATAGTCATACCTTTCTAACATCAGTAAGCAAGTATGGGATTTAGTTAAGTATTTATGAATATTGTTTTTATATGGTGCTGAGAGCTACGAGAATAGCCCTATTTTCGTTTGTTTTAGGTGTGGTGATAATTTAATTATATAGCTGAGCTGTAAAATCGCTTAGAGGGGATTTTAGGGGGTTATTTATTGTCCGGGGAAATTAGTCCTACTAGTATTTCATATACAGCAGCCTTTTTCTCTTTTGATAAAAGAGAAAAGCATGAAAGAACAGCAGCCTCTTCAGCTTCTAAGAAGGCTAAGGCCTGATAAAAGTTGTTGAGTCTTTTTGAGGAAGAGTGACTAATATGTTGTTCGCCAAAAAACTTTTCTAAATCCTCTTCTGATAGATTATGTTTGTTCTTTGTCTTACCATCTTTATAAAAATTTACGTAGTATTCAAATATGTTGTTCTCAAGGATTTTATCACTATTTGGAGGGGTGAGAGATTGGAAAATTGATTTACCAGCTTTTACAGCCTCGTAGTCAGGATCTTGAGAGGAAATAGATAATATTTTCCCCCAATTACTGGAGGCGTCTATTTCTGCTGTATAACCTAATAAATATGGAACAGAAACATTGAAATAATTTGCAATTTTCTCCGCATTTTTCTTTCGTATAGCTGTTTCATCATTTTCCCAGCGTTGTAATGTTCGTAAGTTTATTGATAGGTTTTTAGCTAATTTTTCTTGAGATAATCCTATATTTTCTCTCAATTCTTTAATTCTATTCATACGTAAGATTCTACCTTTCGAGTAAATTATAACCTATTACGGCAAAAAAGGCCATAAAAAATTAAAAAAATAACAAAAATAGTTGACATACGTAGTTTAATGTCGTATAATTGCTATCAAACCACGGCAAAAAAGGCCGTTAGAAAGGGGGGATCGAATGCTAATTACAACTGAGTTGGCTGAAAAGGTACGTGTTAAACGTGCTAAAGCTCAGCAGACTAAAAAGGCTGTAGCTGAGGAATTAGGTATTAAACCACAAACCTATACCAAAGTTGAAAATGGGGACTATGACGCTCCCAAGCGTATCTATGAGGCAGTTATGAACTGGCTAGTAGAAGATTTATAAGATTTCTTACTACCTTTCACTTATAGAAATCTAAGCAACAAAAAAGCCTAGACAGTCGGCAAACTAGCAAGGCTTTTCACATAAACAACTAAAACCAAAATAGCAAGTATGGGATTTAGTTAGGTATTTATTTAATTATATCACAAAATAGTGATTTGTGCCCAAACGAGAGAGCACTAACTCTTTAAACTGGTTCTTATTCATGCATTCAATTTGGCGACTCTGAGCATGAGATAAGAGTGGCAGGAAAGACATTAAAAAGCCCCACGCTCTCAAACTTTGGCGAGTCTGAGCGTAGGGCTGGCTTACAAGAAAAGATTTTCAAAAAACTCTAATTACATAAAAAATCGAGGTAAATACCATGAAAAAACAAGACCAAAATCAAACAGTTGCTCTTACAGTTAAGCAAATCAAAGAACAAGGCCGACGTGCTACAAACGTTATGACGAGAATAGATACTCTAAAAGGATATGCTAACAGTCTTATGCTAGCCATGGACAGCGAGCCAGATAGAGCTATTCTATTGAGCTGCCTAAATAACTTTCTAAACCAGGTATATGACCAGATGGATGTAATGTATCAGGAACTAGACGCTGTGGCATATCAGCTACTGGAATGTGACAATCCAGTAGAACTAAAAGCCTATCTAAGCGCGAAAGGATAAAAAAACAGAGGGAGTTATCAAAATGAATGAGCTAGATTTAACCAATACACAGGCGGTTATCTTCATGATGGTATTGATTGGCTTGTTACTTTATCTAAACCACCGAGACCGCAAAAAAAGCGCCCAAATGGAGCGAGAAAGCAAACAGACGATAGAAACACCAAGAGAGGAATTAAACCCTTGCTATGGGTGTTATATTCAACTAGCAGGCAAGCGGAACAATTAGAAAAGGAGTGCAATATGCAACTATTATCAAGAGAGGCAGAGCTTGAGCTACTGGAGAAAGTGGGAGAACACTTAGAGAAAAGGCTTGAGCTTGAAAAGCAGCATAATGACGGCTGGGACTTAATTGCTAGAGCCGATCTGCTAAATAAGCTAGGGATCAGTGGCACAACGTTGAATAATTGGGAAAAACACGGCTTAAGGCCGTATCAGTCGCCTTTTGAGAACAGTAAGAAGATTTATTACCGTAAGACCGATATATACAATTTTCTTGCAGTAGATTAGGGGGAATAATGACAAAGAAAAAAAGAACAATGGACGCCCACCATCACAAATCTACGCAAGGTAATTGTGGACGGTGTGGAGCAATGGGTGGAATTTGAAACAGAGGGCTATGTCATCCCTGCTGGTCATTCGTACTATGACATCATCAGGGGAATTAACAAGGAGGTGCAACGGAAGAAAAATGGGAAATCGTAGAATGATAAGTAAGACAGTGACCCAAACTCAGAGATTTTTGAGGTTACCATTAGAGGCACAGGCTCTATATTTTCATTTAATTCAAAACTCAGATGATGATGGAGTAGTAGAGGCTTTCCCTGTTGTTAGAATGATAGGAGTTAGTGAGGATAATGTGAGCTTATTGATAGTCAAGGATTTTATCAGGCCGCTTAATAATGAAATGGTTTATTTTATTGTGGATTTTCATGAGCAGAATACTATCAAGAAAGATAGATATAAAAAAAGTGTCTATCATGAGTTACTAGAAACCTTTAAAAGCAAGGGTTTTTATGAAGTGGAGCCCAATGGGTTCCAAAGTGGAAACCAAACGGAAACCAATGGGTTCCCTAATATAAGTCAATATAAGTCAAGTCAAGATAATCTAAGTCAATCTAGGTCAAGTCAGAATGACGAGGACGAGCATGAAAATCCAATCTTTGAAAAATTAAAGTCAGCTTTTGGCCAAATGTCAGTTAATGGAACAATGATGGAAGAAGTGAGAGACTTGTTAGAGATCCATGGCCAAGAGTTAGTAATCTATGCTCTTGAGGTAACTATCCTAAACGCTGGTAAGTCAATTAGATATACCAGGTCAATTCTTTCAAATTGGCAAGGGCTGGGACTTAAAACAGTAGAGCAAGTTAAGCAGCATGAAGAACAAAGGCAAAAGCTGAAACAGTCACCTAAGCAAGCAGAACCTATTAGCCGTGAGGAATGGCTAAAAACACGAACAGAAGAAAACCCATTTTAGGAGGGTGAGCAATGGAAAATAAATTTGAGCAATATAACAACAGAAAAATTAGTGAAAAGGTATGTGAGGTTCACAAGGCCAATTATTGGCAAATATCAACACCTAAAAGAGACAGTAAGGAACGAAGTATACAAGAGTTTTGTCCTGAATGCACAAAGGAACTAATAGAGAGACAGGAAAGGGAGGGAGTAGATAATAGCTTGAATGCTGAGACCTACCTAAAAACCTATAATGTGCTTATGCGAGACAGTACGATCCCTAGGGAGCTTAAAGAGGCTAGCTTTGAGAATTTCATAGCTGAGACAGCCGAGGAACAGCAACTATTAGCATTTGCTAGGGATCAGGTAGATAAATACCTGGACGGCATGACAGGGAATACCCTATTTACAGGATCTACAGGGATAGGAAAGAGTCATTTAAGCGTAGCTATTGCTAAGGCTATAAACGAGGGCTACAAGGCCAAAGGAGAGCCTAAAAGCGTGTTATTTGTCAATCTAACAGAAATCCTTAGACGAGTTAGAGAGAGCTTTAATTCTACTAGCCAAGAGGGGCACTACTCAAGAATGCTGAAAGAGGTTGATTACCTAGTACTTGATGATTTAGGTATAAAATCGGACAACGCTAGTAGTAAAGGTAAATCAGTCTGGGAAGAAGAGTTTATTTTTGATATTCTCAGTAATCGAGACAAGACTATAATTACTACAAATCTAAGCAGTTCAGAGATCGCTAGCTTGTATAGTGATCGAGTGGCCAGCCGTGTTAGAACAGGCCTAGAGGGTAACTTTTTCAAGTCATTTACTATCAAGGATAAACGATACTCAATCAGTAGCTTAAAGGCTAAAGTACACTAAAAAGGGTAGTAAAAAGCATTGGAATAGTTGAAAATATCGCTAATATCAACGCTTTAGGCCAATGAGTACTACAACTTAATCTAAGTAGAAGAGGCTTGTAGCGCTCTAGGTTAATGAAAATCAAGAAAAAATGAAATGGAGGATCGTATGGATGATTTAGTTGAACTGTTGCGCCAAGGCTTTGTTTTATATCAGAAAAATGGTAAAATAGAGGTAGAGGCTTCCCCGACTTTTGGGAGTATAACTCTACATTTTCAAGATGGAAGATTTTCATACTTGCAACGATGTGAAACAAAGAAATAGAGTCTATCGGAACAACCGAGGGCGCTGATTAAGCTATTTAGCTTTTTCGGTGTCCTTTTTGTTTTGGTGTTAGGAGTGGATATGATACAAAAATCCTTATGGATTGATACGAGCAAAAAAAACAGTTTTAAAAATGGGATACCGTAGCATGACGATACTTGTAAACGATTGAAAGAATTAGAAAGAGGAAAGAGAATGAACAAGAAAACAATTATTACTAAGATGTTAGCATTGAAAGGTGCTATTTCAAACTTATATGGAAAAATCGAAGAAATACAGAATAATCAATTTTTAAGTGCAGAGGGGAAAGAAAATGAACTTGAAACCCTTAAATTCAAATACGAAGCTTGGTATGCTGGTTATTATGACGATCTGAAGAAAATTGCAGACAACCTACTGCCAGATAAAGAAGCTAAGAGAGCCGAAGCGGAAGTAAAAGCGTTGACTGATTCTGGTTACCAAGTAGCAGTGCAAAATGCCGTAAAACTTTTTGAAAGTGGCGCTTTGGCCGTATCCACTGGAAAAGCACTAATAGACCATTACAAAGACGATCGTACAACGTTAGAACTTTTCCGAAATGCTTTGGGAGGTATTTTTGGTAATGGCAACCCAAACAGTGCAGAGTTAGCGCAGTATATCCCAGCGGACAATAGCAATCGGACAAAAGACTTGTTGAATAAGTTTGCTAGAGCAGTCGATGAGCTGAATTATGAGAGATTGATGTCTGATCATGGATTTGTAATGCAGAGAGTTGAGGGAGCTATAACTTTCTTAGAATCTGATTACCTAGACGACAACATGGACGCAATACTTTAATCGAGTGTGCAGAGGGGAGCCATCCCCTTTTAGTATGTAACCCAATCGATTTGGGTTTTTTACATGATAATTTGTAGTAGGGTGCAATTTACAAAACAAATAAATACTACATATTTGACGGTTTAAATGTTAAAAAAGCTAGATATATCAAGGTTTTAAGTAAGTGGAGCGTTCTAAAAAAGGGTGAGGTAAGGGTGAGGTTGCATATATAAAAAGTATAAGGTTAGTATAAGGTTGCGTACTTAAAAATACTAAGGTTTTACCAAGGTACAGGGATTTTTTTCTAGTGATAGAACCCTAAGATTACCCTAAGTTATCGACACTTTTAGAACCATAGAATGGTAAGGTTTTGGTAAGGTATAGAAGTTTTTCAATGTAAAGGTTTTGTAAAGGTATCGAACTTTTCCAATGGTGAGGTTTTGGTGAGGTAGTGGCAAAAAATATGCCTGACAAATTGCAGGATTATGTGTGTTGAACTCCGAGCGAACTCCGAGAAAATAGCTCTTGAACAGAGAACGAACAGAAGATTATATAGCTTGAACCTCGAGCGAAGCCCGAGAAAGTGGGGTATATCCCCCTATCATTTATCAAGCAGATAAGAGCAATAATAACTCTCCTTAACTCCCTGAGAAATGACAAGCAGATAAGCGGAGTTTTTACCCCTCTTATTTTTGATTTACTCCTTGCAGAATGATAAGCAGATAAGGACGACAATAAGCCTGCTTAATTACTTACAAAACGATAGGGAGTTAAGACGAATTTAAAAGCTCCTTATTTTCGTTTTTCTCCTTGTCAAACGGTAAGGAGATAAGACAGGAAATAACATCGCTTATTTTGATTTTGCTTCCTGAAAAACTGTAAGGAGATAAGGAGACTTTTTAGATTCCTTAATTTGGATTTTCTCCCTACAAAATGATAAGGAAATAAGAGCGGTTTAAAAATCTGTTATTTTGGATTTGTTGCTTACAAAATGATAAGCAGATAAGCAAAGAAATAACTTGACTTAATTGCTTGCAGAATGATAAGCAGATAAGAGAGATAAAAACGTCTCTTAGTTGCTTATCAAATGGTACGTAGAATTGACTTGAACCTAGAGCGAAGCTAGAGAAAACGCAAAAAAAAGCCAGCACAAAGCTGACTCCTTTATGAATTATTCCTTAAAACTATTGTATCA